AAATAAATAGAAAAAGTAAAAATATAGAGTATAAGAGTTTAACCGTTACCAGTTACCTTTTATAGCGTTCATCTGACGATAAAACGTCAAGAATCCGCATAAACTCTAGCTTTCCAGGGGCATTTAACTTGTGGTAGCGGTTCAGTATGTTGGAATCATCAACGGATACTTCCGCACCAGTTAACCATTCCATACTGACATTTAAGACGGTCGCCAAACGGTAGAGCGCATCCGACTCAGGAACATGAATGCCGTTTTTATACTGGCTGATACTGGCTTTGTCTAGCCCTGACTGGTTTGCTATATCAATCCACCGCAGCCCACTTTGTTCCTTTGCTTGGATAAATCTCTGCTGAAATATTTCCATCATTCACCTCTTTCCTAATATTGACAACAGAACAAGTGTTTGTTATAATGTATATATCGCTACTTTAGAACGTGCGTTCGCATAGGGGGAGAGGGCACATGGACTACAAAAAACTTATTGTTGAAATGCTTGATAAAGCATCGTACACACAATTATCTTGTCTGTATAGGCTCATCAAAGCATATCTTGACTAGAAGCTTGACTTCTAGTCTTTTTCTTTTTGTTTTACTAATGTTTCTGCCATGTTTGCCAATAGTTCCCAATCATCTACATCCAATTTGGATAAAGCATCGACAAATCTGTTTCTAAAGTTTTCAGATTCTCCACTTAGCGCAGTAGTAGCCCAGATGATGAGTTCATCTTTTTTAGTTAATTGAATGTGTGTCTCACCAATTCCTTCACGGAGCCACTCTTCGTTGACGTTAAATTCCCTACAAATAGAAATTATAACTGCTTCGCTAGGTGTGATTTTTCCCATTTCATACATAGCAACGGTATTTCTTTTAACCCCTAATTTATCAGCAAATTCCTGTTGAGTTAAACCAAGTTCTTTTCTTATTTTTTTGATCCGGTCTTTCATTAATAATCACCTCTTTTCTTGTTTCTAATTATACAGTTAAAAGTCCTTAACGTCAATAAAAAAGTCATTTATTTAGCAAAAAAGTCATTTATTTAGCAAAAATATATTGACAATGTTGAATGAATGACGTATAGTTGTCAGTGTAATAGCAACACAGACTGAAATGGTAAATCTTAGGAACCTTGATAATTGAATCTATCCACAACGGGATGATAACCGTAAGCGGTAATATCGTGAAGCCGCTGTAAAGCGTGTGACGAAGCAATTTGAAAGGGGGTGTGAAAAATGGGTCAGTCAGAACTTATGTTATGCAGGTTGAAATATAAAGGAAATAAGGAGCATCTGCAAAAAGTAATGATGCTCCTTAATGAGGAAAATGTCAGTAGAAAAGCAATCTACATCATCCTTAAGTATTTTGAACTTACTCCAGATGGTGTGAAAACTCTTGAAATACAGTTTCCAGATGTTTAGCAAGTTCTTCTTTAGAAGTAATATCTTGGATAGTTTTGATGATTCTTCCATTATCCCAGACGTAAATAGTTGCATTGTATTTACCTCTGGAATTAAGACCACTGATTTCTAGTTCAAAGTTGGAAAACTGTCTATAAATAACATTTTCGCAGTCAATGTTTTTTATAGAATAATCGCCACCAAGGTATTGTAAAGTTTCATCAAAATTTTTACCCATCATGTACACCTCCCTTCAATGGAGATTATAACACGAAACAGGAAGGAAGTGATTGAATATGTCAGAGAAGGAAAAGAAGATTCTTGAAAGTGTGGAAAAAGCTGTAGCTCAAATGTCAGATTTTGACAAAGGGTATTTGCTTGGTTTTTCAGAAAGCAGGATTAGTGAGAAGGAGCAGAAACAGGAAGAAGGTGAGCAGGACGATGAATAATTTACAGATTTTTAGTAATAGAGAGTTCGGGAATATCCGAACAGTCACCATTGACGGCGAACCTTGGTTCGTAGGTAAAGACATAGCAGAGGCACTTGGTTATGGAAAAGGTAAATCATTAAACAATGCAGTTGCAACCCATGTTGATGAAGAAGATAAGGGGGTCACTGAAATGATGACCCCCGGAGGTAAACAGAATTTAATAATCATCAATGAATCCGGTCTTTACAGTCTTATCCTTTCCAGTAAGCTGCCAAACGCTAAGAAATTTAAGCGTTGGGTCACAGGTGAGGTGCTTCCGGCAATACGGAAGTCTGGACACTATGAAGCGCCGACGTATACGCCAAAGTCAACGTCTGTTGGTGAGGTGGTTAATCTGATTAAGATCACAAGGCAGACCATGAAGGAACAGGGGGCTGCACCAACCGATATCGCTCAGGCAGTCAAAGAAATTTGTGAACAGTTTGGAATCAACCTCCCACAGTGCTTTGTTAAACCGAAAGAAACAACCATGGCTGATGTGATGCAGATGATTGATTTTATTTATGCGCAGCCAAAGGGGAGAACCCCAACCTATGATGATTTCATTATCCATCAGGCAAGTGTAAAAAGGCTGGGTGGCTGATATGAATGATGTGAAGATGGATGAATCACTGGTGTTTGATGCGTGTGCATTGGTTGAGCAGATCACTATGATGACCGATATCAAAGAAATATGGTCAAAATCGGAAGCGGCGGTTTCCCTTTTAAACCGTGCTATGGAAGAAGGTGAAAAGGTTGAAAAAGATCATTGCAGCTTGGATTGAGCAGATTTTGGAATTTCCGTCTGAATCAGAATATCAGACATATGTGGAAGATCTGAAACAGAAGAAACAGCGTTTCCAGGTGGTCAAGGAAGAAACATTAAAATCAGGGATTATGTTGATTAGAATCAGGAAACAGTACAACAATAATGCTTTACCAAACAATTAAGGGGAAGGTGATGAAAATGAAATTCAGCGAAAAGTTGAAAAAGGCTATGCAGCAGTTGGGTATTAATCAGGCGCAGGCTGTTGGATTGACCGGAAAAAGTAAGGGATCAATCAGTATGTATCTGAATGATAAGACTGTTCCATCAGAGAAAGTTCAGAGTGATATTGCAGTGTCACTTGGACTTGCCCCTGATTACTTTGAACAGGAAGATGCACCAGCTGTTGCAATGCCGAAGGATGCAGTTGCGGAAGGTAAAATCAAGCGGATGTTGCCGGAAGAAGCGGCGGTTTTCCTTGGCATGGACAAAGGGACAGTAAGGAAGGGATTGCAACAGGGGATTTTCCCTTGGGGGTATGCGATCAAGACTTCTGAAAACCGTTGGTCTTATTTCATCAATGCGAAGCGTTTTGCAGAGATTGAAGGTATAGCATTTTAAAACAGGGGGGGTGCCTATGAAGAAAATACCCACCCTCACAGATGCAGAAAGGTTGTTCGCTACTCACTATCATCATTTGATATATGAATACCTGAACATCAGGAAGTTATCTATTGATGAATATTATGACGTTGTGGTTTTCAGGTACTTGAGGTCAGTTCACAGATATTTCAATGAAGAATCGTTACAAAGTTACACCTTCAAGACCGTGGCGTTTTCAGCTATGAGGTCGGCAATAGGTCATGAAATAGATAAACAGAAACGGCGTATTCAGACAATTAGCCTTGATGAAGAAATACCGGGAACGGATGGAATAACCCTTTTGGATACTGTAACTAATGACAACTTAAATTATTTGTATATTGGAGATGATGCTATGAAAATGACCTACAATGTGGAACTTCCTGAACGGAAGTATTTCAGTAACGCAAAGTCTGATGAAGTGATCGCGATTGAAGGATTTGTTGTCAGCGAGATGAAAAATATGTGTTTTGAGTATGACACGGAAGAAGAAGCAAAGAAGAAACTGAAGAATGTTCAGGTGTACAAAAGGACGCATGAGTTGTCTAACCTTCTTGATTGTTTCAGGAATGGCAAGTGTGTCTATGTGGTAAGGCGGAATTCAGAATAATAGGACACAACTATAACAAGGCAGTTGCATTTTTAGAAAGTGAGGAATAAGAAAATGGAAAACAATATCGTTCAGAATGTGGTTCATGGGTTCAAAGTGTTCAATCCTGATTGGACTTGCAGATATAAACAGTACACTTGCCCCGGCAAATTTGAGGAAGAAGGGGAACTTGAAGTTTGTGGTCACGGGATGCACTTCTGTCAGACTGCTGCTGACTGCTTCAATTATTATGATTTTAATAGTGACAACAAAGTTGCAGAAGTCATTGCCTATGGTGAAGTGCTGACAGAAGGTGACAAGTCTTGCACTGACAAACTGGAAATTGTGCGTGAAATCGCATGGGATGAAGTCTTGCGGATCGTCAACCTTGGAAAGAATTGCACGGGTCGCTGCAACACCGGGGACTGGAACACCGGGAACTGCAACACCGGGAACAGGAACACCGGGGACTGGAACACCGGGAACAGGAACACCGGGAACAGGAACACCGGGGACTGGAACACCGGGAACAGGAACACCGGGGACTGCAACACCGGGAACAGGAACACCGGGAACAGGAACACCGGGAACAGGAACACCGGGAACTGGAACACCGGGAACAGGAACACCGGGGACTGGAACAAATCTTCTTTTAACACCGGGAACAGGAACACCGGGAACTGCAACACCGGGAACTGCAACACCGGGGACTGGAACACCGGGAACAGGAACACCGGGAACAGGAACACCGGGAACTGCAACACCGGGAACAGGAACACCGGGAACAGGAACACCGGGGACTGGAACACCGGGAACAGGAACACCGGGAACAGGAACACCGGGGACTGGAACAAATCTTCTTTTAACACCGGATGCTTCATGACAGAAGAACCTAACATCATGATGTTCAATAAACCTTCTAATTGGACTTATAACGATTGGTATGAATCTGATGCAAGATGGTTACTGAATCAGATACCAAAGGATGTTGTTGAATGGATTTGGTCGAATGATACGACTGATGAAGAAAAAGAACAGCATCCAACATACAAGACAACAGGCGGTTATCTCAAAGTGCTTGATGAATCTGAATGTGGTCAGTTATGGTGGGGCAGCTTGTCAGATCGTCAGAAGGATATCATCAAGGCAATACCAAACTTTGATGCTGAAATATTCTTCCAGTGTACGGGTGTCAGGGTAGATGAATGATCTGCACTTCATGCCCCATCAGGAAGAAGCATTGAACAGAACTGAACAGTTCAACCGTTGTGCATATTATCTTGATATGGGATTGGGTAAAACTTTTGTAGGTGCTGAAAAAATGTATTTACTGAATAACTCGGTGAACTTGGTCATTTGTCAGAAGTCAAAGATAGATGACTGGGTGCAGCACTTCAAAGATTATTACCCAAGTGACCGGGTGATGAATCTGACCAAGAAAAGTGAAGCAATCAATTTCAGAACACTGGTTGACACCAAGGATTTATACAAAATGGATATTCAGATTGTAGGTGTCATCAATTATGAAACGGCGTTCCGGCGGGATTGGTTGCTGAAATTACAGAACTTTACCTTGGTGCTTGATGAATCAAGTCTTATCACCAATGAAACAGCCAAGCGGTCAAAATTCATTCTGAAAATGAAACCTGAAAGCGTGATTTTGTTATCAGGAACACCAACAGCCGGGAAATATGAAAGGTTGTGGTCACAGGTGCAGTTATTGGGGTGGAACATCACAAAGAAAGCCTTTTACAACAGTTATGTTACAACAGAATGGGTTGAGAACGGGGACGGGTTCAAGCGTGAGGTTATCACCGGATACAAGCACACGGAACACCTGAAAAAGAAACTTGCAAGTTATGGCTGCATCTTTATGAAAACAAGTGAAGTGCTTGAACTTCCTGAACAGACTGAACAGAAGATTTTCTTTGAGTCTACACAGGCGTACAAGTATTTTATCAAAAACAGTTACCTGTTATTTGATACGCTGAATTACTGCAAGTTTGATGATTCAGACAGTGAGAATGAAACCCCGTGTGTTGAACTGGTCGGTGACAACAGCCTGACAAAAATGTTATACGCCCGGCAGTTATGTGGGCAATATCACAAGGAAAAATTGGAAGGTTTGCGGGACTTGGTTGAATCTACAGAAGATAGACTGATTATTTTCTACAACTTCACCGCAGAACTTGAAGCAATGCAGAAAAAACTTGCTGATCTGAACAGACCTTATTCAGTTGTGAACGGGTCAAAAAAAGATCTTACTTCTTATAATCAGGCTGATGATTCGATCACCTTCATACAGTACCAAGCCGGTTCAATGGGTGGAAACTATCAGAAGGCAAGCAAGATCATTTATTTTACCCTACCACTTGGCAAAGGATCATGTGATATGTGGGAGCAGTCAAAAAAGCGCATTCACCGCATAGGACAAGCCAAACCATGCTTTTACTATTACCTGCTTGTGAAGGGAACGGTTGAAGAAAGGAATCTTGCGGCGTTGCGAGAAGGAAAGGAATTGACAGATGAATTATTCAAAGAACCTTAAAAAGTCCGCAATAGCAAAGCGGGTCTTGATCTTGCTGGGGGTGTCACTTGGCGTTGGGTTAATGATTGGTGGTGTGTCAGGATATGCCTTGAAAACTCATATAACCGCCAGGGACAAGGATAAATCAATAGAATGCACACTTGAACAGGGTAGCACGGACACCCTTGTATATGGAGCATATGATGATAGGGTTTTCACACAGGAAATATCACTTGACTGGGATGTGAATAATGGGGATTTTAACCCCCTTGATTGCAAGATGCCGGAAGAACAACAGGAATTTACATATTATCTTTGCAGTGGTTATAATATTGATTTTGCCCTTGTTATGGCGTTAATTCAGAATGAAAGCAGTTTTGATCCGGCAGTCATCAGTACAACTAATGATTATGGGTATATGCAGATCAATAAAATGAATCATCAGTGGTTGACAGACACTTTGGGGGTTACGAACTTCATAGATCCTTATCAGAACATCAGGGCGGGTGTATTTGTACTTAGGAAACTGTTTGAACGGTATGAGGACACTAACATGGTACTGATGGCATACAACATGGGTGAAAATGGTGCTTCTCGTTTGTGGGAAAAGGGGATATTTGAAACAGATTATACACAAAGCATCCTGACTATTCAGGAACAGTTCAATGACCAGTTAGGAGGCGATTGACTTGGGAAAGAAATGGAAGGTTGTTGACGGTCATCCAAACTATGAGGTCAGCAGAATGGGACAGGTCAGGAACATCCGAACAGGTAACATACTCGCACCGTATGATGACGGAAGTGGTTATTTAAGGGTGAAACTGGATGGTGAAAATTGCAGACTTCACATATTGGTTGCAGTCGCACACGTTCCCAATCCCGACCCTGAAACAAAGAATATTGTGAACCACAAGCGGGGCAAAAAACATGATTGCAGAGCATCGCAACTTGAATGGGTAACACAGGCTGAAAATATTCAACACGCTTGGGACACAGGATTGTGTAAGCGAAAAAGAAGAAGGAAGGTGGTGGGGGTGACTTGCAAAGATTGCCAATATTACAGTCATTGTTTGGAAAGTTCAAGGGAATACCCTTGTAAGGATTTTAAGAAGAAAGAAGGTGAAACCAGTTGGCAGCAGAAAAAAACTTTGAAAACAGGGTCAAGACCTATCTGAAAAATTATGGTTGTTGGCTTCTCAAATACTGGGGCGGTGCAGCTTACACAAAAAGCGGTATACCTGATTTATTGGTAAGTTCTGACGGTTACTTCTTAGGTATTGAAGTCAAAGCGGACAAAGGTGAACCTTCTTTATTGCAGATTTACAATCTAAGAAAAATCAGGGAATCAGGCGGGTATGGCATCTTGCTTTATCCGAAGGACTTTGAACTGTTCAAAAAGTTCAATGAAAACAAATTGAAACTTAACGCTTGGTATCTTGGGAATATCGAAGAACAAAAGCGTTGGGAAATAAAATTAAAAGGAAAATAAGAACATGGAAAAAAAGAAAGAAGAAATTCAGGAAGATGTAACACAGGTTGTAGAAGAAAATGCAAAGGAACTTGACAACAAGAAGTATGTGGTTGACCACTTACTTGCAACCAAGCGTGAAGGGATGGAAGATCTGATTGATTACATGGAAAAGATTGGATTCTTTGAAGCGCCATGTAGTGGTGGAAATCATCTTGCGTGTCAGTTTGGGCTTGTGCATCACAGCAAAAATGTAATGATAGCTGCAGAAAATATTGGTTACGCACTTCTCGGCAAGATCAAGTATGCAGAGATTCGTGATTCAGTTATCATTGCCGCTGCATTACATGACTTAGGAAAGTGCGGTGATTATGGTAAGCAGATGTATGTTCCCAACATGATTAAGGACGGCAGACCTACCAAAGCAGAGCCTGAACAGAAATATAAGCAGTCTGAAAGCAAGCCGTTCAAGCGTAATCCGGCATTACTCCCACTTGACCATGCGACACGTAGTATTAAGTTAGCAACCCTTTTCATTGATCTGACAGAAGATGAAGAGTTTGCGATCAGATACCATGATGGTCTATATGAATCGGCAAATTACAGTGTAAAGGGAAATGAAACCCCATTATACCTGATTTTACATTATGCGGATTTATGGTCAAGCAGAGTTACAGAGGGTAGTACAGGAGAAGGGGGTGAGGAATAATGTTGAAGATTGAAATTAGCATCAGTGTAGATGAAGATGGGCTTCCTGAGCACTATGGTTATTATGACGGTGTTGATGAAGCAAAGGATGCGTTAGAGTGTATCAGAAATGAATATGAAAGTGAGGAAAAATAATATGGCGCAGATGCTTTTAATTATGGGTGAATCAGGTACAGGAAAAAGTACCAGTATGAGACATTGCGACCCGGCAACAACTGCCGTTGTGAACCCGGTTGGTAAGCCGTTACCGTTCAAGGGTAAGTTTACAATGCTGAACAGTGAAGTTGAATCACGCAAGATTTGCAAGTTTATGAAGGAACAGGCTGCCGCCGGAAAGAAGTTGCTGGTGGTTGATGATTTCCAGTATATTCTTTCAGTTCCATATATGAACCGTATCAGGGAAAACGGTTGGGACAAATGGAATGACTTTGGTGCAAACTATTTTGAAATTATTGAGGTCTGCAAAGAACTTCCTGATGATGTTGTGGTTGCATATATGACCCATACAGAAACACTTGAAAACGGTGTGACCACAATTAAACTGATCGGAAAGTTGCTTCGTGAGAAAATTACCATTGAAGGACTTTTCACCATTGTTCTTAGAACAGGTGTAAATGAGGGTAAATATTATTTCTATACACAGAACAGCGGTAAGGATACTGTGAAGTCACCTATGGGAATGTTCCCGGCATACGCCATTGACAATGATCTGAATTACGTTGCTGATAAGATTCACAACTTCTATGAAGTTGGAGAATACAAGACTGATGCAGAAATGAGTCAGGCTGACGTACAGGCTGCATCCAATCTTGAAAAGCCGGATGCAAACGGCAGAAGGGCAAGGGGTGCAAAAAAGACTACAGCCACAGCAATGCCGCCTACTGCAACAGAGGGTGTGACACCAAAGACAGGTAGAACCCGTAAAAATCACGATGAAGTAGTTGCTGAAAACAATCAGAAAATGGCGGATTATATGAATAAGTGTGATGAAGTAGTTGCAGATGTCGCCGGTGATCGGGAGGGTGTACCATTTGATGAAGCAGTCGCAGTAACAGAAAACATTCCACAGCCGGAGTTAGAAACTCCACCAAGAAGAACCCGTAAGGAAAGAAAAGCTATTGAACAGTCTGAACCAGCTCAGGACGGTACAACAAATGTAGGATCCGAACAGTGGGTATGCACAGAAGATACCTATTTCTACATTCCAGCAGATGACAATTATGTTTTAAGACATACAGGGGAAATTGCACCGGAGGGGGCGGAAGTCATCAGTAAGGAAGAATTTGGCGAAGGTGTAAAGCGTTTGGCACAGACGGGCGACACTAAACCAGAAAACCTTATTGACGGGGGGATGAACCCGCCGGAAAGGGGCAGACGCACGAGAAGAAGTGCAGTACAGGCACAGCCTGATAATGCAGATACATCAGAAGTGGAGACAGCTGCACAGGCTGCTGAGCAGGAATCTGAACAGCAGACAGGCAGAACTCGCAGAGTAAGAAGAACACGTTAAGTAAGAAAGAGAGGTAAAAGAACATGAATAATCCTTTTGGGTTATCGGATGAACTGTTTGGTGCAATCCTTGCATCAGCAATCACAGGAGGAATGAAGAAACCCAATATGGCGGAATTCAAACAGGATACGCTGCTAGAGGAAGGGGCAAAAGCTGCAAAGAAAGTTTATGATTCCTATGTTGCAGTCGGATTCAATGAAGTCCAGGCGTTTGAGTTATTAAAGTTAGTATTAAGCAAATAAGAAAGGTTAAAAAGGTGAAAAAATTATGGCAGTAGATTTCAGTGCATTTGACAACAAGGTTGATTTGGCAGCATTGCAGAAAGAGGTTGAAGAAGCAAAGGACACAGACTTTGCCGATGTGCCGGATGGTAAATATATCGTCAGCATTGAGAAGATGGAAATTAAGCTGACAAAGGCACAGGATAAGTTGATGTTTGCGGTTCAGTGCAAAATCAAGGAAGGTGAACAGGCAAATCGCATGATTTTCTTCAACAGGGTCATCAGCGGTAACAAGGTCAGCGAAACATGGAATGATGGAAGAGCAATCAAATCTGTCTGCACATGGGTAAATGGATTACTTGGTGAAGATGAAGAACCTGTTGAGTTTGTCAACTATGAAGATTTTGCGGGACAGATTCTTGATGTGTTCCAGTCCATTCAGAACAACATCGAAGTTGAAGTTACCTATGCAGCGAACAAGTTCAACCCTATCACTATCAATGAGGTTTTTGACCTGTAAAAATTTTTGTTCAAATAGTTAAATGATCTTAACTATAATCATTATCAGGCGGTGGAAGTGAGACCTTCCACCGCTATTTTCAGAAAGGGTGAACAGTAGTGATATTTTACGATTTTGAGGTTTTCAAGAAAGATTGGCTTGCAGTTTTCATTGATGTGACCCGTAAAACAGAACAGGTAATAGTAAATAACCCTGACGAATTAAAAGCCTTATATGAAGAAAATACAAGCAATATATGGGTAGGTTTTAATAACCGCCACTATGACCAGTACATTATGAAAGGTATTCTGTTGGGAATGAACCCAAAAAGAATCAATGACTGGATAATCTTAGAAAAAAGGGAAGGGTGGCAGTTTTCGTCAGTGTTTAATAAAGTACCGATGACAAACTATGATGTAATGCCGACCCCCCCAGTTGGATTGAAAACAATGGAAGGTTTTCTTGGTTCAAACATCAAGGAAACTGGCGTTCCTTTTGATATAAATAGAAAACTGACCAAGGCTGAAATTGAAGAAACAATTAAGTATTGTCGGCATGATGTGGAACAGACAATTAAGATTTTCCTTGAAAAAATAGATGAATTTAATGCGATGCATGGAATTGTTCAGGCTTTTCCTAACATGGTCAGCCTGTCAAATATAGGTGACAGTGAAGCAAGAATCACAGCAAAAGTCCTTGGGTGTGTAAAACAGGATTTCAAGGATGAATTTGATTATTTCTTTTTACCTTGTTTAAGGCTGAACAAATACAAATATGTTCAGGATTGGTTTGAAGAAAAGAAAAAAGAAGCCTTGGCTATGGATTTACAGAATTGTGACAAATACGATAAAAAACTATGGTACAAGTCGCAGAACCTTGAAACTGTTGTTGCGGGTATACCACATTCATTCGGTTTTGGCGGTCTGCATGGTGCAGCAGATACACCAATACATAAGACCGGGCAGATTCTTCATGTAGATGTGAATAATTATTACCCTTCAATGCTGATTGCTTGGGGACTGGTCACAAGGGCAGCCACTAATGACAATTATCATTTGGTATACAACACAAGGAAGTCAATGAAAGCAAAACAAATTGCTGCTGCAAAATCCGGCGAAAAGGCAGAAGCTAAGAACTGGAAGAAAGCACAGTTACCATATAAGAAAATGCTGAACGCACTTTCAGGTGGTATGAAGGATGAAACAAACCCGGCGTATGACCCAAGAAATAATAACTGTATGTGCATCAATGGTCAGCTTATGTTGCTTGACCTGATTGAACACCTTGAAGCAGTACCGGGATTTGAATTGATTCAGTCAAATACCGATGGTCTGATTATTTGGATTCCTGACACTGATGAAGCCTTTGAAATGGTAGATGATATTTGTTGGGAGTGGGAACAGCGTTGTTCAACAGACCAGTGTTCAATTCTTCTTGAACTGGATAATATTTCAGAAATTTATCAGAAGGATGTGAACAATTACCTTTGGGTTGGTGCTGATGGAAGTGTTGAAAGAATCGGTGCTTATGTGAAGGAACTGTCTGCAACAGACAATGACCTTCCTATTCTGAACAAAGCACTGGTTGAATACATGGTACATAAGACACCAGTGGAACAGACCATCAATCAGTGTGATGACCTGATTATGTTTCAGAAGATTGTCAAGCTGTCAGATAAGTATGATTGGGTGGAACATGAGCATTGCATACCATATATCAGTCATATAGGCAAAAGAACAGTCAAGACAGTATATGAATACCTGGATAAAGATAAATACACATATAAGTCATACAGAGTATTTGCATCCAACTGTTTAAATGACGGCAGATTGCTGAAACGAAAACAGGTAAAGTCCAAAGGTGAAAAATTCGGTAACACACCTGACCACTGCTTCATATTCAATGATTCAGTAGTTGGGGTAAAAACACCGCCTGAACTTGATAAGCAGTGGTACATAGATTTGGCAAAGAAGCGCTTGAAACAATTTGGCGTTGTAGTGTAACGCCGGGAAGGAAGGTTTTTCATGGATTTAGAGATCAGATATGAAGGTGGTTCAATGACAGTCCATCTTGAAGAGTTTCTTTCATGTCGTAGTATAACCAAGGTAAGGAAGCTGCTGAAAGTTATCAGAATCAGTTTCACACCTAAATGTGAACAGCAGATGAAAGAATTTATTCTGAACTGGCTTGAACAGTTTGAACAAAAGCAGTTAGAAAATGAACGATATATCACGGGATATGAGGAAAATGTGAAGTTCTATCAAAAGCAGTTAGACAACGCATTGTATAATCGCAACCAATACAAGAAATCAACACCGCTGAATAAGTCTGACGGGTGGGAACATTACAATACGTATGTCAAACAGTTCCGTCAGGAAATGCGGGAAATAAAAGCACTGTTACGTTCCCGGCAGTCTGATTTTGATAAAAACATCAGGAATAAGGAATTTTACAAGAAAGTGCTACAAATTATCACATAAGGTAGGTGAAAAGGATGCTTTATAAAGGTTATGTTGAAACTAAGGGTAAACAGAGCATTGAAAAGTTAAAAAACAGAACCAAGTGGAAAACCTATGAGGAAGTAAAAAAACTTAGTGGGTTTGGTGGAGTATTGGCAGATGACACCATCCTTATTGATATTGACGATTCTGAACAGTCTGAAATTTTAATGAATATCGTTGAGGATTTGCAGCTTGATTGTAAAGTCCTTTGCACAAGCAGGGGCAAACATTTTCTATTCAAAAACCACACCATAGCAAGGAACAGGACACACGTGCAACTTGCTGTTGGTCTGACTGCTGATATAAAGGTCGGAAGTAAGTTGTCTTATGAAGTTATCAAGATTGATGGTGAAGAACGGTTTTGTGAATGGGATATTGAAGAAGATGGAAAGTATCAGGAAGTTCCAAAGTGGTTGTTCCCGGTCAAGGCAACTGCTGAATTTGTGGATATGGATGCCGGGGATGGAAGAAATCAAGCATTATTCAATTATATCCTGACCCTGACAGCAAATGATTTCACAGTCGATGAAACAAGGGAATGTATCAGGATTCTGAACAAGTTTGTTCTGAAAGAACCGCTGTCTGATGAAGAATTGGAAGTAATTCTTAGGGATGAAGCATTTCAAAAACCAGTGTTTTTCATGGGGTCAACATTCCTGTTTGACAAGTTTGCAACATTTATGAAAAATACGGCACACATCATCAAGATCAACGGACAGCTTCACATATACAAAGATGGGGTATATTCCAATATATACAAAGAAATTGAATCCAATATGATTCAGCACATCCCAAATCTGAAAAAGATGCAGCGGCGTGAAGTTCTTGATTATATGGAATTGATAGTTGATGAAAAGGAACAGTCAGATGCAAACCTGATTGCTTTTAATAATGGCATATATAACCTTGTGACTGGGGAACTTAAACCATTCAGTGCGGATATTGTTATTACAAACAAAATCCCTTGGGATTACAAGCCGGATGCCTATTCTGAACTGGCAGACAGTACACTGAACAAATTAGCGTGTAGTGATGCAACGATTAGGGCATTACTGGAAGAATGTATTGGTTATTGCTTTTACAGAAGAAATGAGTTAGGGAAAGCATTCATCTTGACGGGTGATAAATCCAATGGTAAAAGTACATTCCTGGATTGTGTCAAAGCAATCCTTGGCGATCGGAACATTTCAGCACTTGACCTGAAAGAATTGGGGGACAGGTTCAGCACTTCAATGATGTTCGGAAAATTAGCAAACATTGGTGATGATATAGGTGATGATTTTCTGCAAGGTTCACAGGTTGCCACATTCAAGAAGGTGGTAACAGGTAACCGTATTAAGGCAGAGCGTAAAGGACAAGACCCTTTTGAGTTTAACCCATTCATCAAGCTACTGTTCAGTGCCAATGATATTCCCCGTATGAAGGACAAGACAGGGGCAGTTCTTAGGCGTTTGGTTATTATTCCGTTTAATGCAACTTTCAGCAAGGATGACCCTGATTATAGACCATTCATCAAATATGAGTTGACGCAACAGGATAGTATTGAATACTTTATCAGGCTTGGGGTGGAAGGTCTGAAAAGGGTTGTAATCAATAATGGATTCAGTAAGTCAGATAAGGTACAGAATCAGTTGGATGAATATGAGCAGGAAAACAATCCCATTCTTGCGTTTATCAATGACACAGGAATTGACATGATTGAGAATGAACCAACAGCAGAAGTATATAAACGTTATCAGGTATTTTGTGCTGATAACAGTATGCAGCCAATGTCAAACATTGTGTTCAGTAAGCAGATAAATAAAAGGCTTGGGTTCAGAGTGATTCAGAAAAAAGTGAACAATAGAAACTGCAAAATTTTTGTTTCATAGAAAGGAAGGTATCTAAATGTATGACAGACAAAGTAAGGATTGGACGGGCAACCCAAATAGTATTTATACAACATTAGGTGCTTCAAACCATACAGCAAAAGAACGGGAAAGTAATGATTATTATGCTATTACTTGCAGAAGAAAAGTTTTCACCTGTTATTTGGGAATGTGCTTGTGGTGAAGGTCATCTGTCAAAGGTGTTAGAAGCACATGGTTTTGAGGTTATAAGTACAGATTTGATATATCGTGGTTTTGGTGATCCTGAACCGCTTGATTTCTTGAAGGTAAAGGAAGAAAGCAGTTTTTCTTGGAAAATCCACCAAAAACAGTATATGTAAGTTCATCACGCCTGATTTGTGCAATGAATGGAGAATTTGACAAATATCCATCAAGTGCAGTGGCGTATGCGTGGTTTGTATGGGAAAAGGGTTTTACAGGTGCCCAATTATTAAATGGATAAATTAAAGGGAAGGTGATTCATGTTTATGACTTATAGAAATTCAGAAGGGTATAG